AGTCAAAGCGGCTTCTCTGTTTTGGTCGGCGTATCTAGCCAGAGTTTCATTTGTTCCGACACTCCATTCGAGCAGCTGATTGAGCACAACTTTATCGGTGGCGGAGCTTCTGCTGATGTTGGCAATGGTGGAATCACCGCCTTGCTCACCTGCGGACAGGGATTTAATTTTGCCGCGCAACCGCTCAACAGTATTGCTGAGTTCAGCAGCATCATCTGCAATAGCCTGTTGTCGTTTCTTGCCATCTTCATGCACTCTCTCTATGTCTGATTGCCATTGCCGCTCCCTGACTCGCTCAGCTTCTTGTGCTGCGGCTGCTGCGAGCGCGTCTGCCTTGTCTCGAGAATCCCACTTACCATGCCACATAACGCCATTCAGCCAGAAGCCGCCAGCAAATGTCGCAGCTAAAGCGCCGAGTTTAAAGTATAGGCTATTCATCATCTTTAATATTCCCCTTGTGCATGCCAGACACGGATGCCCATAGCTGCGTTACAAGCGCCGCCGCAAGCACGCCGTAAGCGATTGCAGCCTGAGTAGGGTCTAAGGTCTTCATGTTGTCTACGATGCGATACAGAAGGATTTGAGAGCTTATAATCAATGCTATCTGCACCACGCGCATTTGACGCAGTGTAACGTGGATTGGCTGCTTGATGATGAACCCAAGCATGTTGTCGGCTATTTCAATTATCCGCCGCATTGCGCCACCGGTTATAATCATCCAGGTATTTCTGCGGAGTCGCTTTTCCGGTGCGATTCCAGTAAGACTTGCAGTATTTCGCCATTTCTTCCGGCGTTTTCGGCAGCGGGTTTTTGTCCATTGCCAAGTACATGCGAGCAACGAATGTTGCATACCGGTCATCGAATTCTAACTTCGACAAATCGCGCTTGATGCCTAGCTTTAGCGCTCTGCCGTGAATGGTGTCTGAGTTATCCCAAATTGAATCGTGCGTTGCCGGCTCCATTTGGTAAACGCCTAGCGCCGGACCGCCGCCAACCTGACGCCGATACTTTCCGCCGAGTGATTCATGGCTGCAAATCATCGCTAGCAGCTCAACGCAATGGTCTGAGTGCATGCCGAATTCAAGTAGGAATTCTGTGCACCAATGACGGAATTCTGTGTATTTCATTCTTTCAGTCTCCAGAAGTCAGAAACAGTCGGGCTATACCCATCAATGAATCGCTTGGTTATGTGACCGACAAGCTCTGAGCAATTGTACGAGTGGCGGCTACCAAGCTTTACTCTAAGCAGGCGAAACACCCACAACGCCCCAATCGTTGCCGCCATGTCGTACTCTATCTTTTCTTTGACCATTCTTTCGCAGTCATCGCGCCACAATTCGTTGCTTGTCCATATCTCTTTTTTCCGAGTCGCTGAATAGCGCTTTTTGAAGTCATCAACATGGGTTTTGATAACACCCTTGCGACGTCCGAGCCTGCCGCGGTATCTCATTCCGACTGATTCGTACACATAATCACCATCCAAGATGGCAACGTGCGAATACGGGCTAATATCAAAAAACCGAATCAGCAGCCCGACTAATTTCGAGCTGCGGCCGAAAATCAGAGTTACCTTCTGCACAGGCTATACCAGAACAATCTGATTTGTGTCAGCACGAAACTGCAGCTTGTATTTGCAGAACCACTGTAACGCCAGCACAATATCTTTCGGCATTTCTGGAACGCCACCAGTGCCACCGATGTACGTTGCCAGTTTTGCGTTAGCCTCGCTTACGAACGCCTGCATGATTGTGCGCTCGTCTGCGTTTGGGTTTTGAATGCGGAATAGAGCAGCATCAAACAGGTGGACGAATTCCCATGTATTGTGTGCGCCAGTTCCTGTATAGACACCACCGCCCGGAGCCTTTTCCGCGACCAATGCAACGTTAATCAGGTCGTCAATGCTGTCACCGAACGCCCCGACATGAAACTGTTTGCCGCCAATTTTGAATCCAGTATCTTCTTTAAATGGTAATACGCCGTTCATTACTCACCTCCTTCTGGTGGAGTTGGTTTAACAAACTGACCATCAATGTATAAATCGCCGATTGATGCAGTATCGCTTTCGATCCAGTTGCTAGCCAGCGGCTCAATTGCAACAGCGATGTTTACAACCACAGCATCAACGACAATCGCGTAACGCTTTACAGTATCTGTCATAAGAATTCATCCCATTCAATGATTAACTTGCCTGAGCCGCCGGCTCCTGATGTTGACACAGAAGCGCCATAAACACAGCCGCCTCCAGCCCCTGAGTTTGCCGACGCTGCAGGTGCGTTAATGCTACTGCCGGAAGATGCGGAATTTGCGCCGTTACCAAAATAACCAGCTGCACCGCCTGTTCCGACGCCAGTGGTGGCGGTGGCATGGTTGCCGCACACGTTTCCGTTAACAGTATCGGCGATGCTCAGAAAATCAATCCTAGAGCTGCCCTCGTTATATACAATGACAAACGGCTTGACCCCTCTCATTGCTCCGATTGAATCAGCAATCAATGAGCCGCTTGACGTACTTATGCTCTTACCGCCCCTGCCGCCTTTTATTGTCAGCAGCGAACCAAATGTTAAGTCTCCACCTGCATTGCCGTCTCCAGTTGTAACTCCCGCACCGCCCGCTGGGATTACAACCGCATAAGTGACACCTGCTGTTACTGGTACAGGTAGCTGCTCAACGTAGCACCCTCCGCAGCCCCCGTAAGCGTCGCTGCTTGAAATATCTACATTTTGCGCCCCGCTACCACCTGCAGCGCAGCCGGTAAGCCAAACATTTGAACCAGCCAAAGCCAGCGGAGCAACCCAGTTTTGTGATGATGTAATAACAACGGATTTTCTAACAACCTGACTTCCGCCAGAGATAGACGACCATGCCTTATCAGCCATTATAAAGCCTCCAAATCAGTGCTAGTGCGAGCAACCAATATGGCTGTATCTCCAATAGCCAAAACGATGTTATCAGAAGTAGTTGCGGTTCCGCGCTTACCTCTGATTGTGTAAGTTGCATTAGTCAGACGAACCACCTGTGTAGACTGCATGCAGTTGTGAACCACTACGAAGTCGTTTGCTGAAAGAGTAGGAATTGGAATGTCAACTGCCGCAGATGTTGCAAGAACTTGATAGTTTATGTTCTTCTTAATTGATCCGCTTGCAGTAATGACATCACCCCAAGACAGGTCAAAAGCAGGGTCCCACCAAGTAGAAGAAACAGACGGAGTGTTGTTTAGGTTTGCGTTTTGGCTAGACTTCCACAAATTGCCGTTCGTGTCTTGCGTGATTTCTCCGACTGAATATGTGACGTTCGGGTTCCAGTATCGGATAAATTCGATACGCTCCCACCAGCTTGGTGAAGTGGTTGGGTTATGGTTTATATTACCGTTTTGCAGCGACCAGTAAGCGTTGCCGTCTGAGCCTATAACGATATTTCCAAAGTTATAAAGCAGTGATGTGCGCCAATCTGAAAACGCCTCTCGGCTTGCGCCGCTGCCGTCTGTTACTGGGTCTTTCTCCCAAATTAGATTACCTACAGAATCCCTGAGAATAACCTTATAAATACCATCCAAAAAGATATTTACAGATGGTCTTCCTGATGCATCAAGTGGAATTGGGTTTGGGTTTGGCGTTGCAAGCTCTGGGTCTGAGTATGTATTCTGGAAAGTGCTTGTTTCTGTTTCGTAAAAATACAAAAACCCGCCAGACATCGGCAAAGCCAAATCAGTTAAATATTGCGGTTGTGGATCAATGTAGCGGGCCATTATTTACCCTCGAAGAATTTTAAAACAACTAATAGACAAATGAAAATTGCAAAACCTGTGATTGTCATTTCTCACGCTCCGAAACATTTAAAGCACGCTCAACACGATTTCTGACCGCTCTGTCTTTCACCTTGTCACGCGCAAACTTTAGCACAGATACAAATGGACCACCATAAGTACCCATCTCCAAGGCAGCAAGCAGCGCTGTTGAAGTGTTGCTTGTATTGACAGCTCCTGGTTGTGAGATAAGGATGTCTTTCGCTACATCATTTAGCAGCCTAACTTGCTCAGCGCCTTTTGCGCCAAATAAGTTTACTAGCTTGCCGTTTTTATCTAGCGAACTGACGATGCGATTAAGTCCTGCGGCAGACACAATAGGATTGCCATTTTGGTCGCGCTGCATGTTCTTTGTTGCTTCGTCTCTGATTTGTCGAAGTGTTGCTGCCTGAATCTCCTTCCATGCCGCCATACCTTCCTGACCTTGTGTCTGTAGGGTTTTCCGTACTGATTTCAGGTCATCTACAGAGCCACCAAAAACAGCCTTATTCACGATGTTTTCAGTAGCAATCTTTCGATCATCAGACCCGCGTTTTTTGCCAATAATGTCACGGATAATTCCTATGTTCTCATACTGGTTTGCATACTGCCGGCGAAGAGTTCTGGCTCTGCGATAGGCATCTCCGCCAGCTGATTCTGTCACGCTGTCAATGATTGACTTCATTTCTGACGCAACGCGCAAGTCGTTTGGATCGTTATCTTTCGCAAACTTGTTGATGGTTTGCCTCAGCTTTTCAGCTTGACCAAGCGTTAATTCGCCAAGCTGCAACGACCCATCATCAATCCTGCCTGCTCCAACACCTTGAACATCAAGCTCATCGGCAATAGTCTTCATTATTGGCGCTGATGTTCTGCCAGCTCTGTTTTCATTAAGATACTCCGCGAGAGGAGACATATTGACAGGAGATGCCATTTCGCCCGCCTTGTCTGCATCCTTATATGCTTGCCGGATTCGATTCTTATCAGCCGCTGCTCGTGAACGTATGGCATTATCAACCATCCTGCCAGTTTCAAGCATATAGTTTGTTTCTGGCAGTTCAGTGCCAGTTGAGTCAATAAACGCGTCTAAGTTCTGCTGAAGCTGTAAATTCTGTTCGGCATAGCGCTGACGAAGCGGATCGCCAATATCGTTTGCTTTCGCTGTTTCACGCTCAAATCGTTGCTGCTCAAAATCTTTTCCAGCTTGACCTTTTGTCAGTTTAATCGGCACTGGAAGCTCAGCAGCTTGTTGCAGCCTTACTTGCTCTACAGGAACCTCTGCAGCACCTACTGATAGACCTTGCATAGCTTTTGGTGCTGCCTGCGGCATTAAGCCTTTAGCTGCTTGAGCTGTTGCTCCAAGTGATTGAGATGCGCCAGCAGCCTGAGCTGGTGAAAAGCCTGCAATGACAGGCGGCAAAGCTCCTAAAGTCTCGCCAACGCCTTTTACAATATCTTGACCGGTTTCAGTTCTCGGAGAATATGTGCCAGCTTGAGCGCCTTCAGACATTCTCTGCTGAATGATTTGCTGGGCTTCTGGCTCGCCAATCTTTCCATCTCGCACAGCCTGCGCAATACCCTCAAGAGTTCCAAGCATCCCGCCTGCAGCTCCGGTTGTTAAGCCAGAGCCGATTGATAATACCGACTCACCAACGCCAATTGCTTTATCTGTTAAAGATTCTTCTGGCATTTTCATAGGCTGTGCAGGCTTTTCAAACATTGACAAAGACGGCTCACCGCCAGCATCTACAGCTTGTGCTTGTGGTTGCTCCATCTTTGCTTGTGGCAAAGATGCAAAGATTTCTTCAAGCTCTTGCTCTGTCGGTGGTGAGTCGCCAGTCAGCTTTACTGTGCGCCCTGTCGCTGGGTCTGTTACTCGATATGTTGGCATTATTCGACCTCGATTTTAAATCTTCCGACAGATGATGGCTGCTGTGTTTGTTGTTGCTCAGGCTTAAGCAGGTTGCCGGTTTTTATGCGGTCACGCGCTTGCATTAGCGTGTTTTGAATAACGCCCATCTCGCGCTTGAACTCTTCCTCTGACATGCCGGTACGAAGCGCTGATAATGCAGCTGATACTTTCTCACCCTCGGAGTTAGACAGTGCGCCCATGCCAGAAAGATTTGGAATCATTGCCATAAATGATTGTGCGTCAAATTTCTCAAGTTGCCGCTCAAAGTCGTATGCAGAGCTGCCGCGAATGGACGGGGCGTAACTTGAGAAGCCAACAGCAGATTCGAAGCCTGGATGTTTACCAAGCGAATTAAGCTGCTGAAGCTGCTGGTTAATAGACGACACTGCGTTTTCTTTGCTTCTTGCTGCTTCTGCGGTTTCTCTCTCGCCTTTCGCTGCAGCCTGTTGCTCTTGCTGCAATTTAGCCTGCCCAGTAGCAGTGCCTTCAGTGGCTTGAATCTTTCCAGCTTCTCGCTGACCGAGCACGGGGTTTAATGCCTGTTCAGTCATTAATCGCGCCTCCCCAGCGCCAATTCCGCCAGCCAGTGAGCGCGAGTACGGATCAAGGTTTCGCTTAATTAACTCCGCCTTCTCTGTATCGCCAGCGGCAACAGCTTGGTCATACAAGGCGAGGTTTTGGCTAAGCGCAGTACCCTGACCAAGCATCTGACTTGGATCATCAGGGAACACACCAGCGTTACGGAGGGTTTTAACCAATCCACCAATCGCATCAAACTGCTGCTGGCCTTTCAGTGTGCTGAGCTGCCGAATAACGTTAGCGGTTTCAGGAGATTGCTTCTCAAATACTGCTGCAGATTCGTTTAACAATGCGCCACGCGACTTATCGTCGTCAGTCATCAGTGCACCGAAGATTGGCAGCGCTGCCGACCTCATAGTCTGCTCACCAACTCGCTGCTTGAGCGCGTTAACCTCTTGCACTCCAGCGTCAACGTCTTGCTGACCACGCACAAGATTCATCAGCTGTTGCGCCGCCTGTGGCGATTGCGCCATTAGCTCACTGATAACCTTTTGCTGGTCTTCGCCTGCTTGAATGCGGGCTGATGCTTTTTTTACTGAATCCTTGTCGATAAAGTTGTTTATGGTATTGCGAATTTGCGTACCTGCTCTTAACCCAGACTCAAGAGAGCGACCCTGATTGTAAATTGATGTATCAAACATTTAAAACCTCGGCGCATTTAAGCTAAATGAATCTGCCATACTTGGCGCACCAGTATTCCATCCTAGCATGCGCTGTATTTCTGCGGCGGCAGATGGGTTTGATTTCTGCAGCTCTGCAATAACCATTTGCGGGTTAGTGCCACCCTGTATTGCTTTTAGCGCGTTGGAAACATCTTGGTTTGGCTGGTTTGCAATTGAGTTAATTGCACCCCTTAATCCTGCGCCTTGTTCCATGCCAGTCTTAAAGCTTCTTCCTTGGTCATAAATGTCCGTGTTAAACATTTGCCACCTCCTGAGATAACTTAGCATAGTCTACAGCGAGGAAGTCGTTACGCTCTACTACGCAATCTGGGAATTTATCTTGGACTTCCTGAGCAATTACGCCAATTGCCCAAGAGCCGCGCAGCTGCTCTGGAATCTCTTTAATATGCTTCCACGTCCAAGCAAACAAACCAACAGGGCCGTCAGCTAGTGGTGTGATGTTGTCTTTCAGTCGCTCGTCTGAGAATAGCGTACCAATTGCTGTCCCAACACCCTCACGAGCACCGCCCGCACTGCCTACCGTTCCGCCAGCCTGAGCATTACCCTGACCGATTTGGATGTTAGACAAATTACTGCCTTGACCAGTTGCTAGGTTAGCCAGAATCTGAGCAAGATTCATGTTGCTTTGAGCGCCAGCAGTTCCGCCCTGGGTGATTAGTTGTGCAATTTGCGCCGCAGTGTTTGTGTCCAATCCGCCCAGCAATTGGCCAAGTGCGAGCTGGTTGTTTGACAGCGCGTTGGTCTGGCTGTTTAGCTGACCGGCAACTTGCTGACCAGCTTGAGAGCGAAGGCCAGCCACATTGCTTGATGTGTTACCGTACACATTCGCCATGTTTCCGCCGAGCTGGTTTTGAAGATTAGCCACATTGCCAGCTGTATTTCCAATAGCTCCAGCCTCAGCCTGACCAAGACCGGAGCGAAGACCGCTAACTTGCCCGCCAAGCTGGTTCAGCAAATTACCTGCAAATTGACCGCTTTGAGCGGAAAGATTAGACATATTTTGACCAGCACCAGATTGAATTCCGGCCTGCTGTCCCGCGATTTGACCAATTAAGTTTGCTCCAGCCAGACCGCCAGTCTGACCAAATTGCCCCTGCTGCGTCGCTGCACTTTGTCCACGCTGTGCAATGTTGCGCATGTTTTCAAGTTGCTGCTGTTGCTGCTGCGCTGCAATTCCAGACGCCTGCTCTTGCAAGGCCGTCAGTGTAGCGCCACCGCGAAGCCCGCCAGTTGCTGAAGCGTTTCTCAGAAGTGCCTGCTCCTGCCTTTCTCGCAGAAACTTCTGACCCGGGGACTCCATAAACTGACTAACCGCCTGTTGCTGCGCATCTGCACCTAGCGCGCCGGATAACGCAGCCTCTCGCTGCTGAGCTTCTGCACCAGTGCTTGAGTATGGGTTTAAACGATCAATTGCCTGCCCTGTTGACTGGTCAATCCTACCCAAACCTTGAGTCTGCGCATTTGCTAGCGTGTTTACAGCCTGACCAGCGCCAGACGCAATATCCTGCCTAGCTTGACCGAATCCTTGATTTGCAGCACCTAAAGCCTGACCGCCGTACTGATTTAGAGCTTGCTCAGCTCCGCCAACACCCTGACGCAATGCGCCAAGCTGGCCGCCGAGAGATTGGTTTAACGTGTTCTGCGCTTGTTGAGACCCGCCTTGCAGTGAACTTAATTGACCTTGCATGCCAGATTGCAGTGCTGATTCAGCGCCGGATAAACCAATGCCAGACATATCAACATTGTTTTGAACCTGAGGGGTCAACCCTAGGCTCTGAGGTTGCGATAGCGGCGCATTAAAACCTTGCCCTGTTGTCATTGTTGGGGCATTTGGGTTTGACATGCCAGCGCCGTCAGTTACGGCAGTTTGCGTCAGTTGACTGCTTGGGATGGAGCCGAAGTTTTCCATCTGGCCGCCATATGGCGATTTCATTCCGGTTGAATACCCGACACTAAACAATCGCTGTTGCGGGTCACCATCCAAAACAGAAACTGGTCCATCTTGGCTAACGCTAGGCATCATCATGCTGTTTCCTCGCAACCCAGATGGCGAAACAGACGTCTGAAGCACATTTCTTTGCTGCACAGCCTGAGGCATAACTTGTGGTAATTGCATTTGCTGCGGTCTCCCTAACAAAGCTGAAATTGCAGCGTTTGAGCCGCTTTGGTTAATCTGGTTGGACTGGTTGATTGCTTGGCTGAAAATATCTGACGCCGATGCTTTACCCGCGCCAATCTGGTCAATAGCCTGCTGATATGATGTCTGCAGCCCTTGGTATGCTTGCGGAAACAGCGACATGATGTCGTTTCGCGCTTGGTTGTAATACTCTTTTTGAGTAGCCATTGCGCGGTCGCCAGCTGCAATCTGCTGTTTCGCAGCATCCTTTTCAGCCCCACCAAAAAACGTGTCTTTAACCCAACCCATTTAGCACCTCTTGCTTGGTTGCCCCAAGGTAGACTTGGTCTATCAAATCCCCTTGGAATAAATAGCTTTGCCTGTTAACCCCCTCTTGGATAAATCCAAACTGATGCGCGTAAGCAATAACGTTTGGATAACAAACAGGGATTAAAGCAGTTAGTTTTGCAGCCCAAGGCGCATCGTCAAAAAATTGACGGAGTATAGCAGCACCTATGTCTTTGGAGTGAGGTCTTTTGGCTGGTAGCACATGAGCGTGTATATCACATACGCAAGCGCCTATTTTGTCGAAAATGAAAACAGCAGATAATTCACCATCTACGCTACAAGCCATAAAGCACGATGCTTGCGGGTCAATTTGTAAATTTAAACTATCTGCTTCTGTAATTGCCTTCAGTATATCAGGATGCGTCAAAACTGACAAAATTTGCTCAGTGTCGAATGTGCGAAACGCTACAATGTCTGCCATCCTGTCAAAATTCCGGCGCTTGTTGTCTTGATATACAGTGTATCCGTCAAAATGTCGACGCACAAGCTAAAGCGTTTTGCGTCAATAATTCCTTCCGGAGAGCCTTCAATCTCTATGCCGTTAATAGAATCTGATACAGCAGTAACCCATGACGCAAACTGGTCAAACGGCTTTCCATCGCCGCCAACGTATGCGCTTGTTCTTGTTGGTGGGACGATTTTGTTAGGTATTGCCATAGACGTCACCAATCAAACCAATAACAACACATCGCACGGGTTCGCTGCATTCGAATTTAAACATGCGAGAATTTAATGACCGACCAAGCTGATACCATGTTGCTTGTCTTGAGTATTCGCCAGCGCTTCCAATCTCTCTGGCTATTTCATAAGACCAGTTACGTCCGCCGTCGTCTGAATAGCTCATTCTGATGACTGGATTTGATGTAACTAAATCACCCTGACCGGCATCAATCATTATTTCAAGTTTTCGCCAGAAAAGCGGCCCCGATGCATCTTTAAATGGGCCAGCTATGCCAGTTCTGCGAATCTTCACGCCGTACTCGTCAAAGGTATCAATTCGCATATCGCCAATAATGCCGCGCTCCGAGTCTCCAACTAAATAGCGACCGTAAGCGTTGATAACAGAATTAACCCGCCAGCGCTTCTTACGGTCTAATCCGTAAGACTCCCGCGCATGCCAGACTGAACTACCTTTGTTTTGTGATGCTCTAGCGTCGTAGACAAACGTGTTGTTTTTGGTTGAGAATCCATAAAATATCGCACCGTCCTGAGAATACGAGAACGCAAAAGCAGCTGCCAAATCCTCAGGCGATGTGCGCTGCAATATTGAGTCTATCGAACCATTACTAATTCTCTGGAACTGGTTTCCATCAAAAGCATATACAGCAGGCTGCCCGCCAATATCCTGACCAATGAACGCAAATGTCGTCCCAAAGTTTGCAAAGCTATTTCTGGCAACGCAGCCAACACTTATCACGTAAGAGCGCTGAAACGGAAAGTTTAACGCGCCGGAGTTAACATAGACCTCGGTTGTTGTTTGGCCAACTAAAAACAGCTTACCGTTGAAAGTGTGGTTAGAGACAAGACCGTCAGGGTCTGATTCCGCCTCTGCAAAGTCAAGTGCGTTGTAACTGAGTCCGTCATTTAGCGCAGAGTTAAAAGCTGTCTTTCCATCAACGCTAACGTGCACAAAGTACCCGTCTATGTAAGACACTTTAACGGATGGACCTAAAGATAAAAACGCAGGGCTTGTGATTTGCGTTAGAGCATTGGTTGCGATTGTGTAGACGTATGATTGAGCTGCTGGAACGACAATTACTATTTGATCGCCATTCGTTGCAATGCTTACCATTGATTCGCCAGCTATCGCGTCAATTAAAACCATGTTTATAATTTCTGCGCCTAGCGGGGTAAATGTCCGCTCCATCTTATATAGCTTTTGGCCGTTCACAAAATACGGCACTCCGTTCACGACAATAGCGCCACGGTTTATTTGATCGTCACCTGTATTGAATAATTGTTTCAGACCAGGAGTTGGCAGCCATTGCGCAGGAGTCATTGTCTGAGTTTCTGGGTAGTCCAAATACCAGTTCATCAGCACTTGGTCCGCAATTGGCTTTGCGCTTGACACATAGTAGCCGGTGTCGATTGGCAAGTATGGCATGCTAATACCTCCCAATTTCTACTTTTAGGCCATCTGAAGAATTATCGAACGACAGTGAGTTAGCCAGAGACTCTTCCAATCTTTGGCGGATTGATGCTTGCTTGTCTGATGGCAATTGATACTCAGATGCAAGCCTATCGGCAAGCATATAAACCAGAGTTTCCTGCCACTCATCAGGGAAGTCTGGCGCGTCAATATTTGTGATCATAGTGACTATTGGTCTGATAAATGTCATTCGAAGCACATTGAGATTGCTTTGTGCGGTGGGCCACACGTAAAGCTCACCCGCCGTTAGCTGTGGTGAGTAATAGTAATTGCTTGTTTGCCCCTGAGTCGTTTTATCTGGCTGGTCGAAATATTCCTGCCGACTGAATTGTTCAAGCGGGATTTCTGCGTCGGTAATCGACCAAGCAGATTGGGCGTTTAATACTCGCAAAGGTCTGTCAATAATATCGGTGTAGATGTAAACACGGGCGCCTGATGCGGAGTCTGAAGGCAATCCGTCCGTTAACGAAACAGAAGTGCCGGAAGAGGCTGCTGCTGTAGTGGTCCAAAAAAACGAACCAGACTCTAGCAGAATGCCAACCGTGTCATTATCCTGCACCGTTACAGCGCCAGAAAGTGTAATGACTGTGGCTCCAGTCAGCGTTGCAGCAGATGTTGTTTGTGTGCGCAAATCATCACGCAGCACAACCCTATCGCCACCCTGACCGCACTTGTAGAATTGCTTCCCACGCTCCATCAAAACGACTGCTTGCGTCATTGTCCACAAATTGTTGTACGTGGTCTGAACGTGCAGAACTACGTCATTAAAAGCCTCCAGTGCATAATTTCTGTCTTCAGCGGATAGAGGCTGGTTTCTGTCTATAACTCCGACAACCCTAAGCGCTTTTTTGATAATCGTTAATGCAGTTGTTGCCATTATAATTCGTCCGGTGTTGGTACATACCAAGTAAACGATGAGTCATCATCTGACTCTGGTCGCGCAATGTCCACGGTTTGACGGTCAGCCTTTCCGCGAATGTTTAGTTGCGGGTGTTTCTGGTCGTAGCATTCAGTGCATGCTAACAGATTATTCCATTGCAGCTTTGTTTCTGAGCGCATATAGGTTAACCCGCACAAGTCGCATATGACTTTGTGATCACCTGCTACATATCGACGTGCGCGGGTTTTTGTCATGTTATGCTCTGCACCTATTAATAAACCATGCCATCTATCTGGCAGACTATAGTTCCGCTACCGCTTGCGGTCCCTGCAGTTCCTTGAATCATTGCAGCGCTCTTACTTAGTGTGATACCGCCAACTGAAGAAAGCTGAGCGTCTGCAACCCTTGCTGGCGTAAATGCTGCTCCGTCCCAAGTGAATGTATGCTTACTAAATCCCATGTTACTAATCAGGATATTTGCAGTGCCAGTAAATTTGTATGTTGCAGGGCAGGTAAACAAATTGAACGGAGTACCCGCAGCGAATGTTGTGGCTGACTCGTGTCGTATTGATACATTACTAAGTAATGCGCAGCTGTTTGTGCCTTTGCTGAATGAGAATGTAGCCCCGTAAATCTCTCCGCCTTCGATACATAAAACAGCATTGACGCCCAAAACCGCTATGTTGGTGCAACCTCTAAACACGTTCCCGTGAGTAGATGCCGTTGATGTGGCAAATTTAACGCCGGAGCCGCAATTTATTAGTTCGTTATTTCTTACGAAATTTACACCAACACTTTCGACGCCAATGCCAAAATTTGAAATTTTATTATCACTGACGGTGCAGTTAAATGTATTTGCGTCTGGAATCAGAATTCCCGCAATCGCTCCAGAGCTAGTTGAGCCTTCGACAATATTGTCTGTAATCGTGACTCTGCCCGTTGCAGGATCGTCACCACTAACTCCCACCTGCTGAGACAGATAAACGCCAACATTGGCTGCCGTAGTCTTGATATAATTCATTGATACAAAGCCATTTTGCACAGCATCTTCAAGGTGAACAACGCCATTTATTGCTGCTTTGCTGCAAATAACAGTATTCCCAGATACATCAAAACAATTCACATGCGCCAAATTGATTGGCATGTCTACTTGCTTTGTTGAGAATGTTATTTCATTTTTTGAAATAAAAACATCGCTCATAAATATGTGTGGGGTATTAACACCTATAGCGCAATCAACAAGTTTGTTTTTGCTAACAAAAAAACCGGTTGACGGACTACCTATAGGGTTCACATTAACATCAGCGCCACCAGCTGCCTGATTGTTTAGCTGTATGCCATAACTTGCACCGATGATTTCGTTTTCATGGCAATGGACGGCACTAAGCCCTGCTCCATCAAACCACGCTCCGTATATATTAGATGCTCCACTGGCGCGAGAAGTTAAGCATGTGATTTTGTTTCTTGTCAAATACTGGTCAGAAACGTTGCTTATTGGGTTGTAGACGCCCTGCATTGGCGTTTCAGTCGTAGTATTGGATAGTTCGAATTCCATTCCGGTTACAAATGTACCGGATCCGCCCCAACGGAATGCGGAACCCTCGCTTGCTGGAACTACTGATTTTAACTTGCTGCCAACAATACCTATTGTTGATACCCCAAAAGCATCTATCTTTTTGTTTGCTAAAAACGTTCCCGGACCAAAAGAAACAGCTGCATACCCGTTTGCTCTTGCGTAGTCGTAAGCTGCATTGATTTGGTCTGACGCATCGGCGAGCCCAGTGTTTAAAGCGCCAAAACTCTCTACAGGCACCGTGAGGATTGAATTAATTAAATCATATATTGCACTAGCCAAATCCCCATACCCAGCAGGGGCGCCAGCTGTCTGCGGCAGGCCTTTCAGAATGATATCGTCAGACACCATACGAGTCAGCTGAGTATAGTTTTCGCCATTGATTCGTGTTTTAGTAGGCATCAGAACTCCTCCACAACCTCAATTGTGCCTGTGCCTGTGCCGCTTAACTCTAAAGCAGTGCACGGCTGAGTAATGGTGCCAACAGCGTTTGCTGCGATGGATAAAACACCAGATGCAGGGTCTGAGTAAACGACTGCGCCGCGCTGCACTTTCCCTGCAGTGATTTTTACTCCTAGCGCTGCACTTGTCAGGTTTTGGATTGTGATGCTATCAATGGTCGCTCGATGGTTTACCGGATAGATAACCGCTGCCACAGTTGGTTTAGTGATGCTGCGCTGAGCCATGATTCACCCCTTACAGAACGTCTTGACAGATTGCGGTAACAACTGCGGTGCCAACAAATTCGGCAAAGTCAGCGCCTGCGAAAGTGTACGTGAATTTGTTGTTTGATGTTGTCAGCTTAATCGCCGCTGTAACAGGGGTGCCGACAGCGCCAGTAGCTGCAACTGATGTTGCGCCAAGCACGTTCGCAGCTGCGCCGCCAATGCCAACAGTTAGAGTTTTGGTGGCTGCAGTAGCTTCTGCGGTTGTGACGTCAACATATGCGCTGATAATCTGGATAGACTTAGAGCCAGCTTCTATGTTTGTAGTTTGAAGCGCTGCAGATGCAACGCGAGTTAATGGTATTTCGAATGTCTTGATGTACGCATCGCGGTTGTTTGTAGCGTTTGATTGAGAATCACGCTGACCAAAACCACCTTCAAGACCGACATTGAGAAAACGAGTAGTACGACGCTTTGCCATGATATAACCTCACTGATAACCAGCACGACACCATGTCGCAAGGTTTCAAAGAGTATATACCGTCAGTTTTTATGCGTCAAAGATTTGGCGGCTTTAGCTGCTTTATAGCGGTCAACGATTGAATTGATGAAGTCGTATAGGTGTTTTAAGCCAAAGCACACAGAGCCGAATATAGAAGCGGCCATGACGTAATCAGGAGAAAGCCATGTGTCGGGCTGAGCTGCTTTTAAAGCATCATTACCAACTGCGACAATCGCAGTCCCTGCGCCAATTGATACAGCGCCAATTGCATTAATTGCCTTAGCGCCAAATGCGTTTAACTGGTCACTTGCCATCATGAGAAGTTCTGTTAGCTGATGCTTCATGCTTTTTCTTTCTGTAGTGTTTAGCGATTACTTGGTATATGCAGTTTATACCAATTAATGCGTTTAGCGCAATAATGAGCAAGTCCATGTACATTGTCGCGCCTCCCGCCGCTCAATAGATAAGCCAGCACATAAGCATTGATTGATGTGATCAGATATGGCTGGATTTTGTCGAATTTTGTGTCAATGAGCAGATGGCTATACGAGAAATGGTCTATTGCCCCGATAAAGTATACAACACCAAATAGCATAAATGCTGTGCGAAATTCTTTTGAAATATTGATATTTGACATCAAAACAATGAAATACAGCATGGAGCATATTGAAAATGGTGTGAAGTCAGTTGTTGTCACAGCTTGGATGGCAAGATAAACAATCAAACTTGTTAGCATGAGTAAAGCCCTAGCATTCCAGCACAGCGCTATTGCAAGCCATGCCAGAGTTATGGCTATTGTGAAATTACTTACCGTTACGTTTCCGAGTACCATTTTTGTTGGTCTTGTCTTTGCCTTTAGTGTCTGTGCCGGACATTGTAGTCTCCTTTTGTTTAAAAATAAAAGTGATGATATCAGTTAATCCAAGTACAGGTAATCCCTGCTGCGGTAAACGCTAATCTGAGCAGATGGAGCTATTGGCACTCCATAAGCCTGCAAAGCAGCGGACGGTGCAGATGGTATCAAGTCTCCTGAATTGTCTCCTGTGGAGCTTCTAGCGAACATTGAGCGCAGTTTAATGCCATCATCAAGGAACAGGGTCGAGAAGTCAAAGAATACATCTGACTCCGTGGAGTTATCCAGCCGAATATCGATTGAATTACCGAATATATTCCACACTGCGCCGCCATCAAGGCTAATCTCTACCCAGAAAAAGATAGATGATACGCCTGATGCGCCTGTGCGACCAACGCGGAGTCTGCTTTTTATAAACAGCGGGCCTGTTTTTAACACAGTTAGCGTGCCGGTTGCATCAATAGAAACAATGCCAGACGGTGATGTTAAAGCAGGCCCGTATTTAACCTGCTTTGGTGTGTCGATTGGTGAGCCAGACTGCGTTGTAGTGTCAGTGAATGACGTCTCCAACGTAGTGCCCGCAGCTCCGTTGTACATCTTCTGACTAATCAGCCTTGGGAGCTGAGTATAGTTCTCACCGTTAATGCGGGTTTTCTGGGCCATATCTGCCTCTATGCGTCAGGTATTGTGAAAGTAAATGATGTTACTTGCACCGGATAGCCTGAAGTAATTGACGTTGTGCTAATAATGGCGTCTGCGCCAGAGCCTGAAACGCCAACAGAGCCTTGCACTTGCGCTGTGCCAGCCTTAACAACTCGGCAGAATGTTGCCGTACCGGTCGATGACCCGTTTACAGGCGCAATCGCATTAGCGGTAATAGTTCCAGATGAAGCAGCGCTAAAGCCGGTTAATGTGTGGGTTGATAGCACGGTATTTCCAGACAAAGAAGCCTTGGCGCTGACTGGCGGAGTTCCAGAGTACAAAATAAACTCATCAGTGCCGATAGTTGTATCAACTTGGTCGGCCATTGCGTTTTGTAAGATTAAACCTAATGTGATAGCCATTGTTATTCCTCGATATGTTTTATTGACCTGGCACATACCAGTCCGGAATTATTACAACCGGAGGCACGTATTCATTGTTTCTATTTTCCTCTGCTCTCCTTGCATTAACAAGGTCTTGCTTAATCTTTAGCGGATTTTGTCTTTGTGTTTCAGCTCCTGAATTTATGTTTAATGACATTACAAGCTTTGGCATTAATCCGGAGAAAGACACGTCAGACTCAGTGGCAACAATTGCCGTGATGGACGCAGTTAGTTTTGGCATAACTCCAGAAAATGAAACTGACTTTGCAACATATATAGCTGCTGATGCCATCAGTTTTGGTAGTGAGCCAGAAAAAATAATTGACGCAGTAGACGCAACATTTATTGTTGCGATTGCAGTTAATTTAGGCAATGTCGCAGACACTGATACTGTTGCGGTGCTGGCGTAAAATGATGCCACAATACCATCGAATACAGCATCAGCTGCCAGAGCAGTTTCAGTATCAGTCTCATAGTGAACCTTCTGAAACAGCGGCCACATCTGCACTTCATCCGGCGCTGTGTTTGCATTAGTAGCAGCAATGTCAGAAATCCACTGACGCACGTTGGCATAGTCTGTAGTGTTCAGGCCGGATGGCGCAACTAGCAGACTGTCAGCGCCTGTCAATGCCTTCAACTGGTCGATAACAGTGTTGTATCTTGATTTAAAATCTGCCTCAGCCGTTCCAGCATCAGCATCGGATTCGCCAATCCAGCTAATTACTGCTTCAATGCCGCCGCTACCGTGTGCTGTGGCTGCATTGTAATAAGCAACCATTCGATTGTTTAGCGTCTGCCCCGGTTGCCAAGCCGCCAGCGCAGTGCTACCCATCGCAACACCGATAAACCCGACAGGACAACCAAGTTCTGTGGTTAGTAAATTTGCAAGCAGCGGATATATTGACCCGTTTGCCGTTGCTGTGTCAAACGGGTCAGCGCCTTGCTGCCACTGATTATTTGTGACCGTGTATTTATTAAACCAGCCAGCCGTACCAGTGTACGTCTGTGCGTTAGTGGCACGTCCTGAGAAATTCGACTGGCCCCAGAACAAAAACTTTGCTCCGATAGCAACGTTTGCCACTGACGCAGTGACCGATGTGGCGTTTGCCATTCGGACTTCTAGCGCGCCATTTCCGGCAGCAAGTCCTGTTAGCGAGCCGCTATAGCTGCCGCCAGCTGGCGCTGCGTCGATAGTTGTCCACGCGGCGCCGCTCCATCTCGCCTCAATAGCCGTTGGAGTTGCGTCGCTGTACGTGCCAGTAATTGAAATTGTGCCAGTGTTGGTTGCTGGATTTCGCGCATACAAATCCCACGCGACGGGCGTCGTGATGTAGATTGCTGGCGCCCCAGCCAAAACCAATCCGCGGTCATTGCCGGACGGTCCTGTGCCATCTAAAACGCCGCCAGTTGCAGCTGTGAAAATATTGCTGGCATAGTTGGTAAATGCCGCCGACGTGACACCAGTTAATGCACCTGTACCTGTGGCTGTTGCGTCTTCAGAAGCCAGATAACTGACGGCTGCTGTCGTAGTTGCACCGAAAAAATCGACGTTGCCATTATTAAAACAGACAACGTTTTCCAGCACAGTGCCTGCCACGTCTTTTCTGACGCCACCGTAAGAATTTGACGTTCCAGACTCTGTGCTGCAGTTTGCTATTACCGTGTTTCGGATAGTCGCGCCTGCAGCAAAATTGTAAACGCCGATGCGCGTAGTCTCTGTGATTAAAGAGTTTTCGATCAGCAACGTAGAACCCGCAACGTTGTTAATCGCCCCGTATCGCCCGCCGCGCAGCCAGCAGTTGCGCACGGTTGTTTTGGCAACGCCAGTACCAGTGTTAATAAGTGCTGTTGTAGGACTTGCGCCGGTTGCTTGAACCTCAACACTTTCAAACTTCAGTATTGATGATGTGGTCAGTGAAAAAGTGCCCACGGCACTTATCTTTGCATGTGCTGCTTCTGGGTTTTCTGGGTCCCACTCTAAACCAGCGGCGGCCCTTATAATCAGCTCACCAGCATATTCACCTGCTGCAGAGCTGCCAGTGCTAAGCCCGCCAGATGTTGTAATAATCTCGCCAATGTATCTGTCCCCAGCTCCGCCAGTGCGAGCAGCAAACCACGCCTGCCACGTTGCGTAGTCAGCGCCAGAGTCGCCGACCGTTTTAATTATGTCAGTCATTAACGCACCGCCTTGATGTGTTATTCTTGCTGCAAGAATAAAAAGGGGCCGAAGCCCCTTGTATTACGCAGTACCTTGAGAGCCGTAAACGCCGCGTGGGTCAGTCCAGCCCACTGAATAACGCTGAGTCGCCTTGAACCGAGCGTTGCCAGACAGGAAAGCGTTGTCTTCACCGAAACGAACAGCGGTACGGTTGAAGCGTTTTACGCCGTCTGGGCAGTCAGTTTTGATGAACCATGCGTCATCTGATGTCAGGTAGTGGTTAACTGACATGCCCTTACTGAATACGCCCATCTCCTTCAACGCGTTGATAGCGTTGTTGGCGGTGTCGTTTTGCAGCGCAGATTTCAGGATGCGAGCAGCTTCATACTGCAGCGCAACTGGAACAATCAGGCGAGTTGGACGGATGTTGATTTTCAGACCGCGAGTGTCAACAGCTTGGCCGATTTGGATGGTTAAATCTTCCAGAGAAGCTTCTGACAAATCTGCAGCAACAGCTAAGCGGTTACTGAAGGTGCCGCCTGATGGTCCTAAGCCGTGAGCAGTGCTAAACAGTGATTGACCATCGCCGTCAACCATAGTGAAAGCGCCGTTAAAGCCGCGGTTCAGAATGTTAGCTCCGACAACTTCTTCGGTTTGACGCATAGAGAAAGCCAGCATACGTGCTTTCTTGCTCATTACGCCGTACAGCTCATCTTCCAGCGCTTCTTGCGTCACAATGAAGCCTTTTGCGTAGGTCAGGTGGTTGTACTTAGGTGCAAAACCTTGACGGAAGTCATCCATCGCAGTGTCTGAGCCTTCAGGCTTCACTGATGCCAAACCCATGCCTTCAAGTTGTTGGTCTAACTCAAAAGCCTTTTTGCTGTCCTCAACATCTAAGATGTCAGTCCATTCGGTTTTGTGTTCGTTGTAGGTCTGACCAAAGACCTTGTTAATGCCTTCCTGTAAAAGGCGGGGAAAATTACCGCGTGTAATAGTGCCGGCCATGACTTATACCCCTGTCGCAGATTGGTTGTTGATACGCACTAACGCGACGTTACCAAGTACGCCGGCGGCGTCAGTCAGTAAGCCTTCAATGCGGAATTGCAGCGTAGCTGTGGTGTTCTTCGATGCAGAAGCCAGCTTGACGTTTGAGATGTCCAGAACGCCAGAGCGAGTTGCTACAGCAAAGTCTGAGTCAGCGTTTAAGCCAACGTCAGCAGCAGCCAATGTTGCGGTTGTTGGAACTGCGTACAGCAGGTCTTGTGATGTGTGGATGAACAGAGTGCCAGCAGTTGAAGCAGCCAAGCCTGTGTAAGTCAGGTTTTCACCAGCTACGTTATAATCAACAGCAGCAACGATACCAGCGACCTGTTGACCGGTAGCTGTTACAACGTCAACTTCAGCAACGCCGTCTGCGCGTGATGTGCCGGTGAAGCGCACTGGATCACCGGGAGCAATTAATGTAGCGTGAGCGGCGGCAACTGCGACTGCGCGCACCTTGCCTGTGTTTTCGCTCATACCACCTGCATTTACCAATGTAAAAGCCATGATATACCTCGATTAGTTATCAAAAAGGGATTGTTTTGTTCCTGCGTGCCAATAACTCTTGCGAGCGGCTAGGAGATGAGGACCGAAGCCCGCTTATGGTCTTTTAGATGACTGAATCGCGGCTTAACACGCTGCGCCCGTCGGGTGTGTACTCGTCTTTACCAAGTCTTTGTTGTTCGTTTACTTGCTGGTCAATCTTCTTCTGACCAAGCTCAAAATCTTCGCGCCAGAATTGCTCAGGGATTTTCATCAAGATTAAGTCGCTGCCGCCTTTTGAGCGCTTAATCTGATTACCCTCTGCATCGACCATAAATTCATAGCCAGCCTGCAGCAACCTGTCGATGCGACCCTCAATTGATGAGTTCGCCCAACGACCAATATAGCCTTTTGTTACTTCAACGTCAAGATTTACGCCTTTAGCCATTGACACGCGCTCAAATTTGCGCTCCGGACGCTCTTGTGCTTCTTTGCTAATTGCGACGTCTTCAGGACGCCCACGACCTTGATTGCTCATTGTTAACCTCTGCGAGAGTCTGCGACAGCCTGCAAAAAGGCGTCTTTTGATTTAAACATATCTTTGCCGAATGAATTCCACTGCTTGATTTCATCACCGTTCAAGTCAGCCCAAGTCAACTTGCCATTGCTGGCGTGAGTGCTGGTCTTGGTATCTGTCATAGCGGGTTTATCGCGGTTTGGATTCAACTTTGGCGCTTGCGGGAACTTCTGTGCAAGCGTTTGGTTGACGTATGAAATGCGCTCATCGGCGGTTGAGTTTGGGTATTGCTGCAGCAGTTGCTGGTACAGGTTGCGGGTAAACACAGCTTTACCATACTCAGACGCGGTCGGGTCTTGCGTGTTAATCCACTGGTTATCGCGCTCCCAAGCGGCTTCTTTTGCAAGCTCTTCCTGTGACGGTCCTTGCGGCGCCGCAACAACGGTCTGAGCAGCTTGCTGTACGCTAACTTGCTCGATGGCGTTATCCATCAACTGCTTGTCGATGCGTTGAACCGCGTCAAAGTCGCCGTATGTAACAGCCTCTTTCTTCTGCTGAAGCAACTGCTCGTTTTCGTTCTTCAGTGTGCGTAACTGCGCATCATAAAGGACCTTGACGTTTTGCAGGCGCGAATCGAATGTGCGCTCAAGAGTTTCAAACTGCCGCGCCTTGCTGATCAGGCGGCCTTTCTCATTAAAGTGCTTAGCGTTAACCCAGTCATCAGGGTTTCGCCCCGCATCAATCCATTCCTGCTTAGTTGTCCAGCCGCGTGATTTAGCCTCTGATACTTCAGGGTCGTCTGCTGGCTTGGTTTCAGGCTCAGGTGCTGACTCCGCAACCGGCTCAGGTGATTCTTCTGGTTCAGGCTGCTTTTTAATTGGCTCGTCAGGCATGTCAAGCCCAACGAACTCAATTCCGCTGGAATAATCAACGGTTGATTCTTGCGTTGCTTCTGTGGTCATTTATCCACCTTACAGATAATGTGCTGGTCTATGATAAGGCGTAAATCTTTGCCGCCTGCCGACTTTGGAATCTTGCCGTCATAGCTGTTGAACTCGACCTTATCACCGATGGAAACACCCCAATCTTCAGGAGAGTTACAGCCGTTTTGCAGCCCTTTGTACGCCATTGGCCCGAAATCTAGGATAGTGCCGATACACTGCGCATTGCGGTAGCGGTCTTCGTCCTTGCCGGTGGTCAGGATGATGCCGGATTCTGACTTGACGTCTTTCTCGATGCTTTCAAGCTCAACTAATACGTAGTAGCCGGTTGGTTTCATTGGTTTTCCTCCATAATCGGATAGTCCAACACCTGCCGAATAGCCGTATACAACTCATGGTTGATTGGCGTCATCCATTCAGATTGCCGCTTGTATAATTCGATTTGGAGAGTTTGCTTTAGGCGCTTTGTGACTGGGTGGTTGTTCCAATCTTCGGCCATGTCTTCAGTGATGTGATTAATGTCGTGCAGTGTTTCGTATTCCGAAACTATTCGCTCAATGCCGAGCGGGTCACTATATTTACTCATTCGAGCCTCGTCTTTGTCTTTGGATGGTCTATTGCATTGCTTCGTGATAAGTATGCGTCAATTTATTGGCGTATGTCAAATATTTGGCGCTAAGTAAAAACCCGCCGAAGCGGGTCTTGGTTACTTCTTCTTAGGCGGCATTTTACCGCCTTTTTTATTGCCTTTGCATGCCACTTGGGATCACCTTTATGTCTACCTGCCACGTCATTTGTCTTTGACTAGCTTAGATTCCTTGCCAAACATATTAGATATCAACACCTGCCCTTGCTCATCAGTCGCCAACACGCCGTCGAATCCAAGCTCATCTCCAAGGTCGCCTAGCATCTTCTGTAAATCCCAAGATATTTCGCCAGCATCTCCAGGATCTATGTTTAAGTCTTCGTATGTGTCAAAAATTGATTTCTTTTCTGTTAAAAGATCTTCAGCCAAATCTAGATCGTCAATACCCAGTCGATCTGCAACAGCGCTTATCTTATTGTTATAAATGGCTCTTTGCGAGTCTGTCATATCCATATAAGGAATTGATGGCGCATTAATAAGTTTACTTTCATCAACAGCCATCTTATAGGTTGTCGGGCTATTAGCTTCAGTCATAAGGTATGGCTCTCTTGAAAAAAACAAGTTAGACCCGAACCTTCCATACTTGCTTATTTTTTCAATTTCTTCAGGCGAGGTATGGTAAAATGTTGATAGCTTATCAACAGGGCCGCCGCCCATCCTTGCAGAATACAAATCAGCCCCGCTAACAGGCCTTCTTGCAATATTAAGTCCTTTCAAACCTAAACCATCAAGCATTGCAGTTGGCAAGCTGTATCCAATCGCACCAGCTAACGCGCTTCCTGTTGCTGAGTATGCTTTATCTCCTAAATTTTGAGATGCGCCTTGGATGACATCGCCAAGTGGCTGAAGTATTTCTGCAACTTTTTGCATGTATTCAATGCCTTTTTCTGTAGTTGGCTCATAAGTCATCGCATCACCAACAGACTGAACAAATTTAGCGCCTTGCCCTTCATCGCCTGGCAAGGCGGTTCCAATCAGACCAGTCAAGCCTGAAACAGGCTCAGCAAGTGCTGCGCTACCTATTGAAATAGCTGCTTCGCCAGCTCCTATCGCAGACTTGCCAATATTTGAGAATTTACGCCGCAGAGACCGTAGCATTGTTTGTTCGTCTGTTTCGTCTGGAAACTCAACAACGCCTTGGTCTTTTACATAAACGCCTTTTGCCATCAGTAGAAGCCTCCTGTTAGCGGATCAAATCGAGCAATTATGTTTAGATTTTGCTGAAAATTAGCGTCTTGCTGCGTTGCAGTTCTCGCCTCAATATCCGTCAGCTTGATTGCAATATTGTCTTCGTGCTTCACCATATCTGCAATGACTTTGCTATTGTCGATATTGAATTTATCATCTGCAGTTCTCATTCTAACGCGCAAATCTTCAGAATCTAACTGCAGCTTCATCTTCTCAATATCCAGCTTGGCGATGTTAATCTCATGCTGCCTCTGCAATAGGTCGTTATTCTGCTGCTGGAGCTGCATGTTCATTTGCTCAGTCTGCAGTCGTTGTTGCTCCATCTGTAGCAATTGCGGGTCTGTCTGCGGCTGTTGCATGAGCTTTGGCAGCAACTCAGTTTCGCCAATGGTATTCAAAACGCGCTCAGCAATAGCAATCTTTGCAGGTGACGGAGCGTCGAAAATTGGCAACAGTTCAAGCAATACTGTTGCCGTCTGCATCTGTTGCATCTGGCTCGACTTGCTTGCGTCTGCTGTAGGCTCAATGTCATAGCCTTGGCGAGTGAAATCTTGTTGATAATCGGCTTGTTGGTCGTCTAAAACTTGTTGGTACAACTGAGGGTCAGTGTACTTAGCGTTCAGGTCAAACATCTTGCTGAACTCTTCAGACATTGAACGCAACACGCGACCAATCAATGTAGTTGTCGGCATCATCTTTTCTTGCAGGATGCCGAGCGTAGTTGCTGCCGGTGCGTTAGGTGCAATAGTGCCTTCAAGATTGACAATAGCAGTCATGTTTCGCGCTTCTGCCTTGGTCATCTCGTTGAGCTGCATCAAACCTGCGGATGGCTCGCGGAATTGGTTGAAAACTAAGCCGTTTCTCAGCACTTCTGCAGGCACATCAACTTGAGCTATTTCCCCGGGCTTCATTCGCATCGGAGACTTATTCTGCCGGAATTCTTTAGACTTGAACCCTGACGGCAGGTTTGCAAGTGTGCCGGCGTCAATTAGCTGGTTTGTTGTGGTGTTAATAAGTTCAGACTGCGAAGCCAGCAGATGACAGTAACCCCAATTGAGGAAAGTTCCATCAGGTGCAACGATAAAGCCGTATTTGGTAATTAAACCGGTCGGCTTGATTTTGACAATCTTCATCTGGCTGTAGACGGCTTTGTCTACGTTTGACAGCAGCTTTTCCTCTGTCATCTTCGCAGCGTCTTCAGGAGGCATTGCGACAACTAATGGCAGCATTTCCTGCGCTACTTGCTGCTTAAGCTGAACCTCAACCTGATTGAGTGGAGCAACAACGCCATCTTGCACTTTGACTAGGATGCTTGAGCGATCAAACCGCGCAACGATTCTCGCCACCTTGCCTGTTTGCTTGTGCACAGTGACAATGTAAGGCTCCGCATACCCATCATCGTCTAGGTCGATTGACGTGCACTGCTCGATAAAGTCGTCGGTGATTTCTTGCTTGCCAGACTCGTCGCCATCTTCGTTGTCTTGGTCTTCGTCGTCTTGCTTGTAATCTTGGTCTAGCCAGACACCCGCACTGATGCGCTCTTTAATCTCGTTGTCAGTGTAGTTTTTGCACTCGGTAAAGCGAGTCATTGCAGACATCGACTTTTCGTTCTGATTGACTGCAAAGTTAGGATAGAAAATCGGACAGCTGACGTTCTTGCCTTCGGTTGGGTCAAAGAAGGTTTTCTTGAAAAACACGCCGCAAGCAGCCAAGGCGTATAACGCTTGCTCTTGCTCGTCTCGCCATTCTTTCATCTCATAGTTAAACTGCCAGTTCATAAACTTAGCAACGCGAGTCATCCGCATGGTTTTCTCTGGTGACTCAGCGCCAGTTAAACAGCCTTTCACCAACGACTTTTCAGACAGGATTTCACTTGCTACGCGGTCGCCAAAGCTAATGACAGCCTCGTAAATTAGACTTGATTTGTAGTTTGATGCACCATCCCACGGAAATGACTTTGGTCCATCTGCCGGCTTAGCGATACGCATGCCACGGTCAACAGCTTTCGACCAATCAGCCATTGAGTCACGGTCTTTGCCGTAGTCTTCGCATACTTTCTCGCCGATTTTCTTTAGGCGGTCTTCGCTGATGTCTTCAGCAATATTTGGATTGTCGATATAGGATAGTAATTTTTGCATCTGTCAAGCCCCTGAGACGTATTGGAGCAGTATAGCGCATCAAGGGCTAGTAACCAAGACTGCCAGAATCTCTGCGGTCAAAGTCGTCATCATAGTGATATTGATTGCTTAGAGACCACTCTGATTCGGCGTATCTTCTGTGCATGTAAGCATAGCGCACAGCACTGATTAAGTCGTCAGCCACCTTTACAATCTTGCCGTTTTCGTCGCGGTGGTATTGCATAATCTCATCAAGTAGCTCGCCGTTGCCTTCCATGATAATCAGCTTGGCTGTTTTGAAGCGGTCGTACATCTCCATCAAGCCTTGCTCGACAGAGTTTGAACCATCAGGCCATGTTGCGTTATTGCTTAGCATGCTCCATCCAGCTTCTTCATAATAAGCCTTCTGCGTCTTGCCTGAGCCTTTCTCTGTTTGCAAGCCATCATGCGGCCATGCTGTTGGATATTCTGCTGCCCACGATTTAACACGATGCCACACCTCATAAGGTTGCTGCTTCTGCGCTCGATACGTATGCGCGACGTAGATTGTGTCTGTGTCGTTGTCTATCCATAGCTGGCAGTGTGCTTGCGGATGGTCCCAGCCGAAATCCATGCCGTTGATAACCAGGAAATGCTTTGGCCTTTCAAATCTTTTGCACACTGGTATTTTAAGGTCAAATATCAGACCGGCACCAAGAAGCGGTAAGCCTTTAGTCCGCATATCGCGCTGCCACTCAGGGAAGCTGGCCAGCAACTGCTCTTTGGTTTCTTCAGTTAAGTGCTTTGCATCATCCCATGTTGCACGCTGCATGTACTGACCGATTGCCGGATTATCCATGAATTGCACAACAAGCTCAGTGCGCCCGTTCTCCGGAGTGAACGTCAGTATACCTCTGCCGCCTCGGCCTTGGTCGCCGGTTGCTGTACGCGTTAGCACCTGTGGATAAATGGTGCGGTCTTTTGGTTCTTCGTCTATGTGATACCAATCAACGGAGTCGCCCATCAAAGCGTGACTTGATTGTGAGTAGGACCAGAACTGAACTATTGATTCACCGCCCAATCGATGCTTTACGCGAATCTCCCTCATGGCGCCGGACGTGCCTTGAGCAGAGAAATAACCGCAAATTCTGTCCTTGTGAATCAACCCGCCAACAAACGCGCCACCCTCCAATCGCCCAAACATAGGCAGTTGAAGCAAATCCCTAGTCTTCTCCATTGAGTAGCCAAGAAGCCAAATCCTTGGTGCGTGATTAAATCTATGCCCATCCCAGTCATCTGGATAGTCGCCAGTTAAATGGAATGCATCAATCGTCAGGCCGGTTCTCGTCTTGCCCACGCGGTTTGCTGCCATAAGCATGCAAGAGCGGTTATCGCGTGTAGCTTCAATAAAGCGCTTCTGCCAATCGTATAGACTGGCATACTGGCTTTTTAGCTGATTCATCTCATCCCTGCGCTTCTTTTCCTCAAGAAGCATCAGGAGTTCAATTTTTTGCTGCTTGGATAGCGATGAGGTCATTGATTCTGCGGTCTAGTTCGTCGTCACTAACGTTAGAGTCAATCTTGCCAGAATGCTCAATCTCTTGCTTTTCACGCCATTCATCAGGAGCCATGTTCTTCAATCCGAAGATGCAAAGCGTAGCATTTCCACCGCCTTCAACGGCATTTGCTCGGCTGACTCTCTCCCACCACTGAGCGCATTTTGACTTGCCTATTTTTACGGCTTCTGAAAATTCAGGGTTTGCCTCCATCCAAACATTGATGGTAGAGCGTGCGCAATCAATTGATGCAGCGAAGGAAGTAAGGCTTGCGCCTTCTGACATATGCTCGATAACAGCTTGACAATACTTTGGGTCGTATGTCGTAGGTCTACCTGAAGGCATTTTGCACCTCCAAGAAGAATTTCTTATCTAAAGCTGCTTTCACCAAAGAATACGGCCATATAGCAGAAACGGTAATTATAGACAGGTTTAATATAGTAAATACCCTATCAACTCTAACCTTCTTTGCAGCCATCACTGACATTGCTTCAGCTTGGCACTTTTCGCTTGAAAGCATCACGCTCCAAAGAAGCTTGTAAGTGAAAACCGCAACCATGAAATACCATACTGATAATAGGAATAGCAATAACATATAATCTGCCATCACTCTTTCTCCGCTTTAGATTTCGCCTCTGCGTACTCAGCAGAGTTTTCGCCGAAGTGTTCCAGTATTTGTTGCAGCTCGTTGTTAACTGGTGCGGTTTCTTCTGCTTGCTTTTTCTTTGTCGCCATGTCTTTAGCCTCTGTGTTGTCTATTTGGCAAGTATAGCGCAGCAGGTGGAAATAAAAAAGCCCGCAAAAGCGGGCGATGCGCGGCTAGGAAACTCCCTACCCGTTACGCACTTAAAATCAGTCGTTCAGTCAACCCCACAATATCCTGCCTCTGCGCCGGAGTTTCTGAAATTAACCGCATCAGGCTGTCTTTCGTTTCATCATCTGCGCCTTCCAGCATCCTGGCCGCACACTGCACGATTGCGGCTTGTTGGTTTTCTTTGTAGCGCTGAGCCATGCGGCGAGCTAGTGCTATTGTGGTGGCTTGGCTATTGGTGGTCATTCTTGCCACCAAGCACAACAGAACCATCATCGCCGGTTTCCGCATCACGCACAGTGATTGTCACCTCGCCTTTATCGTCATCAACCCATGTAAACGAAGTTGGCTCTTCAAACTTAATCAAGCCAGCATCTGCAAGCATTTTCATTGCTTCGCAAGCGTCAGCGTGGTGAACCATATACTCGTAAAGTTCGCCACAGAACTTCTGCCACTTGTCTCGAGGAATCTGTTTAATTGCCTCAGTCATTGTCGTATTTGGTAAAACGTATTTATTACTCATTCCTTAACCCCCTCCCGTTTAACAACCTCAATCTTATCTGCAATCACAATCAATTCTGACGCCGTGTCTCTATCTACCAACCTAGCCGCTTCGTGCAGCTTGTTTATGGCTTCTGATAGGCAATAGATGGCCGCTGGTGATAGTTTCATTTTTTCACTCCAGCTTTAATCCATTTAGTCATGGCTTTTATGTATAAAATATCAGTCGGATGGTTGTTAGCATAATCAAACAGAAGCATTAAAAACTCTCCAACTTTCGAAGCAGCAAACAACACACACATTGTTGGTATAACCAAAACAACCAGCAGCAGTGTGTAAGGTAGACATACCCACCACCTTGTATTTTTTAGCATTCGTTTATCAAATTTCATTGCCGACCTCGATAAATTTTAAAATGCATATCCATCATTTAGGACTTCTTTAACATCGCCAAGCTCCCGCTCGAGATTAGCTATCTGTTTCTTCTTTTCTTTTATCAGGTCTTTATAGTATTGCTCAACCACATCTTTTGCCTTGGACCACGAGTCGCAGCACTCCTCGTATGCACCCCAAGTCATAGTAAAGTATCTTCGCTCATCGCTTTCTATAGTAAAACCTCTAGCCAACATACCTTGTTGCACCTCTGTTATATGACATTGCCGAATAAGGCATTCCTTGTTTGCTGGAAGAGGTCGGTAAACGACGTGAGTGGCGCTTGGGTTTATCTGCTTTTGATGGCATTCCCACAGCTCTTGCGCTTTAACTCTCAGTGACCCCAGTCGGTCGCTCATTGCTCACCTCTGGCTTTGGCTAGTATAAGCTCTATTTTATCGGAAGCATCTGAGTGCTCGACGTTAAAAGATGAATTTGCGATTATCTCTGAAAGTATCTCATACATCTCCGGTGCTGCTGCGATTAGTGCGGCGTCATACGCTGGATTGCCCAGCACCTCACCCTTTGCATAAACTGTGTTGGTTCTAGATACGGCGCAAACCATATGATTGAATTCGCCAGTCTCTGCCGCAATCCAAGGCCCTTTAGTAAAATTCTCCATCATCTCACCTCATTTGAGCGATACGCATCGCCATGTTTAATCAACTCGCCAGACTCAATCAGCCTTGCCGCGATTTCGCGTGAATTCGGTTTCAGAACCGACAACCGCAGTCCGCCTGGTGATTGCGCTAGTTTTTTAATGTTTTGGTGTAGGGATGTCATTCCTCAATACCTTCCCAAACTTCAATGTTTTCCCACACAATCTCCTCGATTATTTCTATCCTGACTTTATCATCAAGGGATTCCCATTCGTCTGGAGTGTATCCAGTACCAGCCTCGACAGTAGAGCCAACCTTGTTTGTTTTTATTTTTAAAATTACTTCACTCATTACCAACCTCCAACTCATCATTCTTAACCAGCGCCGATACGCGCCAGCTTCCTGTTTTAACATGCAAATACAAGGCGTAGATGCAGTTTGGGTTTTTCCTGTAGACTACGCCATCTATTGATGCGGTGCAGTAATGCTCGCCATCTCCACCATTGAGCGAAATCAAATCTATTCTGTCCATTTGATGCCTGCGTCATTCAAAGCGCTGAGAATGTCATCGACCTCGTAATATTCGTCATGCTCAATACCAACTTCGTTCGCCCCTTCAATTTCAAACAAAAACGCACGGCAGCATGTTGCTGGCAACTCCACAACCATTGCTTGCCTGCTGGCTTGCCAAATTTGCCAGTCAGATTCCGTGTGCGGGCAGATATAAGAACCATCATCTTCTTTTTTAATCGCATCGTAGTAATCAAAAATATTGCGCATGTAATCCTCAAACTCTTCCCGCATCTTATCCATTTCCCCTCCTAAAACTCATCAATAGTCTTTCTGAGCTCAGCGTGCTTTGTGTATTCTTCGCGAGGTGATAAGCCTTTGAAGAATTCGGCGTGACGTTTCATTTCCGATTCCCACCTCTCGGCGTCGCAAGCCGTACCAACGAGACGTCCAACATTCTGCTTAGTGATGCCAATAGCTCTGGCTATCTGCGCTCTAGTCATGCCTTTGTCTAGCATGCACTGAAGTTTCGCTAAAAGCGCGTAGTTTGTCATTCTGCCTCCGGTGGTGCTGGTAGCGGCATCCAGTGGGTGTAATTGTGCAGATAGTTATAAACGCAATCGCCAAATTTATTTAACTCGTCAATGTGGCAAGGGCTTTTGTATCTCATCGTATTCTTGCTATCAAGCCACAAGACTGGGGTGTCTATTTCAGGCAACCGCTCACTGCATTTAATCCATTCGCTCATCACTTCAACTCCAAGTTATCAATCTGCGCATCGAGAATCATGGATTCTATTTCTGCGTGTTCGCGGGCGGCTTTTTGAACTGCCGCCGCGTAAACGGTGATATTGATAAACGACCTAGCCCACTCTTCAAGAAATCCATCATCATCCATCAACTCATCAACACGAGCTTCAATCCAGTTGTCACGCGCTTCTAAATCTCGTAGGCGTTGTTTCATTTTTCACCTCGGTAGGCGTTGAGTACTGCATACCCTCGCAACAACACAGAATTTCCACTCCCCGTTTCTTCGAACGTTTGGTGTAGATACTCAATTTGAAGCAATGCCTCTTCCAAGTTTTCAGCCAGCGCATCTACGTTATTTATGGCGTGGGCGGCGTGTTGTGCTGCTGGGTATTTCCCTGATTTTGCAGCCTCTTCAATTGTTGCAAATCCATATGCGAACGCAGCAGACTTATCAACAGGCAACTCAAACACTTCACTCATTCGTTTCATAACTTCTCTCCAATAGCTGCAGCAGCTCTGACGATGGCGCGGCGTGTTGCGGAAAAATCTACAGGCCCTTTTCTTTCGTAAAATTCACCGCCATCACAATTCCTGCAAACAGCCTCAACCTCCCAGCTATTGATAACGTCAAGGTGTAATGTTACGGCCAAACAAAATGAGTCAGCATTATCTAATAGCGGGTTCCAATCTCTGCGAACAAACTCAAAACTGCCACTTAATCCAAATTCTTGCACCCACTCTTTTTTCTCAACGAACGGCCCAACCGAGTCACGATCAACGCCAGCCGCCTTAGCAGCCAACTCCAACAACTCTTTATCTGTCATATTCCCCTCCAAAGTTTCAATTAGATTACCGCATCCTTGCGGTTGATGTGGTATGACCAGCTATCGCTGACTCATCAACAAAAGCTCAGACTCAATCGACTTGATAGCTTCTTTCAAATCCTGCTCTCGTGTTTTTGTGTGACGAGTTCCAGGGCAAAGTATTTTCTTAATAGCATGGTCAAGCGCTGGGCTGTCAGTTTTGAATGCGTCTAGCACCCTATAAACGTCTACAACGCATTTTGAGCCATCAAATCCGATAATGGTGCGCTGATATGGGTTTTGCGGTTTTAGTGGTACAGGCTCAATCTGGTGCGGTTTTGTGGTGGTCTGTGGTCTAGCAACGGTGTCTGCATGACCTAAAAACCCAGCGCGAGTGTAGACAGAGTCGAGCCATTTTTTTAGACAATCGTCATAACTCCAGACTCTATTGCCATTCACCTTGTAATAGCTTGACTCCATTTCGTTGTAATGCGTAGCATCTGTTGGCGCTTTGCTCCAAATCTCATCAGCTTCGCGCTGTTCGTTATAGTGGCTCATTCCTCATCTCCATGTAATGAAAAATCCAGATGCTCAGCCAACTCTTTCGCGTCACGCAAAACGGACCAAGGTATGCAGTCGAGCGGCGACGGATGATTGTCATAGTTGTCGTGAATGTGGTTATAGTCGCTACCGACTATTTTTGTTGAGTCGACTTTCTGGAAATCATATTTTATCTCGAAAGGCTGGACTGTTCTTATTGCGTCATAGGTGCAACCGCCGTTAAACGGCAAATTCTCTAGCGCGTCATTGTTATCGTACAGCGGATGACTTGGCTGAATGTAAGCATAAACATTCCAGTTCCATTTCCCGTTGTAATTCCATGCTTTTGCGCTAACTGAGTGCGTTGACTCACGGACAAAAAAGAACTCGCAGCTTGGGTTTGGTTTTTCGTTAAATTTCATCTCATTCCCCTCTTGTTTTGGCGTTGTTGACTATAAACCACTGTTTAGCGTTATGTGGTATGACCAGATAGCTCTTTCACTTTCGCTTTGTACTTGGCGATTAGCTCTTGGATTTCTTCAATCGTCAGCTTTAACGGTTGTTGCGGGCCTTCCAATCTATCAACATCCGCCTGTCCAACCTTAGCAATCAGCGCTACTCGATACGGCACTAAATTTCCTGACAGCCAGTTGTTACAAATTGAGCAGCTGGAGTTTACATTGCTTGGGTCAAACCTTAGCGCTGGATTTCCTCCAACTGACTTGTAATGACTCGCGTGTCTCTGCCTGCTTCCGTCGTCAGGATGGCCGCAACTAATGCAAGGCAATCCAACATCCCGCAGCCTGATGTACTTGTTAAAAACCGCCTGACATTCTTTAAGCCACTCTGAGCGCGTTTTAAGCGACTTTAATTTCTCTCTGTCCTTGCGCCTTGCCTCGGTCTTTTCTTTCGCTTTGCGCTTATCCTGTTGCGTTTTTGCCCAAGAAACTGCATGTTCCATTGAGCAGAACAACTTCAGACCAAATCTTTCTGTTGCTGGCTGGCGGCATATTGGGCAAAGTGTTTTATTTGCCATTTTCAGCAGCCTTTCTGTCGTCTAAAAATTTTGCAGTCTCTAACATTGCACCTGCAAAATCTCTCAAGTCTTTTGAGTCAAGATAAAATTCCTCAGACTCGCCATACTTGCCAACTAGGGATCCTTTAACAAACCCCTCACTTGCTCTTGTTGTTGGACTAAAGCATCCTAGCTCATGCATCAACTTTCTTGTTTTTCCGCTGACATCTTTATCCCAATCCATACATCACTCCTTAAAATTAACGTTACTATCTACACCAAACGCATTAATCAGTTCAATCATGTCTGCCATCTGTCTGACTGTCATTTTGCTGGTTGACTGCCCCAATACCACAAATCCGGTGCTATCGATATTCGGCACTACTCTTTGCTGATTCAGTGCCGCGCTAAACACATGCTTCCAATCTTCCGGCGTCAGCTTCTGCCCGTGCCAGTTAACTTGCTCGCTGACATCGGTTAGCATCGCCCACAACTTCGCGTTTTGCTCCAGCGTCCTAGTCAATGGCTTTACCTCGACAACAAACGACTTTTCAAAACCGATTGAGCATATCCATTTAAACGCATCAACCAGGCTCTGCCGGTTTACGATAAAGAATTTGCGCTTATCCATGATGGTTAACCGGCAATAGCGCTTTGCCTTGGCGGATTAGGTAGATTTCAGCCATAAAACGTTTCGCCGTTTAGTCTTTCAATCCTAACCGACCAGCAGCCACCTCCAATGCTATCAAAGCAGACTTTCATGACTTCGCCGCTCATAATTATTCGTCCTTGATGCTCTGAGCATAAATATTGCTGCCTGATTTTTGTCGAAACTACAACACCGTTAATTAGATTTCTTTTCTTGTGGTGCGCGCTTAGTCCGTTAATGCTGCATAAGTGCTCGTGCAATTCTTGCGCTGAATTTACTAATGGTTTCATCACACTCTCCCCACTCGTTTATACCCAGTTACCGGTGCGCTCATGTTCTTTGCAAATCGAGCAAGTATTTTATGTCTCTTGTAGTTTGCCAGAATCACATAGACCATCTGGTCTGACTTCTCTGGTATTTGGTTGTTTTCTACTGGGATGAACATCACTCAATCCTCCGCTTTGAATATTTCTTTTCTGGCTCTGCTGGTGCAGCAGGCAATCTCTTTGTATCGGCAAATCGAGACATTCCGAGCTCAGGCTGAAGGTAAGTAGAGCCAGTTTCGCCCATGCGATTCTTTGCCACGATAACCTCAGTCAGCGACTGGTCGCCGCGATTGCCCTGATAATCTTCGTCATAAAGGAAAAATATAATATCTGCCGTCTGCTCAATAATTGATGAGCCAAGCAGGTTTTTCATCTCTGGGCGTCCAGTGAACCCGCGGTTAAGCTGTGACAGTACGATAATCGGGCATTTCAGCTGCTTCGCTATTCGCTTTAATCCTTGGATGTTTTTAGTGATTACTTCAATTGGACCGTCGTTTTGATTTGCAGGGTGAATCAAGTGCAGGTAATCGACCACAATCAAATCCAATCCGCCAAGCCGCATCTGAGTGCGTTTTGCCCTTGCGCTCATCTCGGCTATCGTTTGACCTGACTTGTCATCAATCCGAAAGTAGTCCCTGCGATTCTGGATAATCTCTTGAGCTTTCGCCAGTCGCGCAACGTCTGATGTGTCATCAAGCGCCTTACCCGTTTTAATTTTCTTCAGGTACAAGCTGCCAAGGTTTGCTATTGTTTTTTGAAGTAACTGCTCTGCGCTCATTTCCAGACTGAAAAATAAAACCTTTTTCGGCGTATCAGATAGGAAAGCGGCATGCTCTGCAAAGTTAAGGCTGAATGTTGTTTTCCCCATGCTAGGAGGCGCAGCAACAACAATCACGTCAGGTTGCTGAAATCCTTGCGTAAAGTGGTCGATATTTTCAAATCCTGAAGATATTCCGATCAATCCGGTCTCGCTTGTGTACGCTCTCTCCATGATGCTGAATACGTTGGTCATAACTGACACGGGGTCTTTGATGTCGTGATCGCCATCATCGCTATCAATATCAGCCAGCTTTGAAAGCGCGTTCTTCATTCGCAAATCCAGATCTCCAGGAGTTAATATTTCCTGAGAAGCCTGATTAATCGCCTCCATTGCTTGCCGCAGCTTTGACACCTTTTTCAATCTTAGCGCTGTACTTACCAAGCTAGCTTGGCTTACAGCCTCAATCCCCAGCCTCATGGCGTATGAGCTTAAATCAGAGCCGGCATCACTAAGCGCTGAAGGAATGGTAACGGCGTTTAAATCATGGCCGGTTGATGACAGATGTAAAATTGTCTGCCAGATAAACCGGTGAGACTCGTTTGCAAAATCAATCGGTTTTAAAATAGCCAGAACATCCAAGGCGACGTCTGTTTTGTCGTTAAACATCAATCCGCCGATAATAGTTTGCTCGGCTAATTCATCGTAAAGGCTATTCTGGTGCATTTTCTCTTATCCATTCTTGTTTGAAGTTTTCGCAGTATGCTGGATCATCTTCCCATCTCTTCTGCTTCAGCAGTGTTGATGGGTGCAACTTGTCAGCGCCAATCTCTTCACGGTCGATGCAGTCAAGATGGTAGTTGATAATCAGGTCTACCCACATGCGAACCTGAGATTCTTTTTTGCCTTTCATCATCGACATGAAAGTGCGCTTTGCTGGAACCTTAGATTTTTTTACAGGGTAGTTGCGCCAGAATCTATCGAATTCATTTTCTAAAAAATCAACCGGCGATTCGGCAGAATCGACAAGAGTATTTACTTCTTTATTTTCTTTACTTCTTTTAGTGTTGTTGTCTGCTTGTTCTGTGCTTGTTGTTTGCCTGTTATCTGCCTGATATTTGTCATAGTTAACTATTGATATTAAAGAGTATTTTGAACTTTTCACTCTGTTAATCATCTGATGCTTTTCTAGCAAATCAACAAGCCTACGAAGTCTCATCACAGACACTTTTGTTTTCTCCGCATAGCTATCCAACCCAAATATAAATTGACCTCTGCCTACAGTGATAACCTGCCCGTTAAACATCTTGGTTTGTGTCTCATAGTTAGCCTCTGCAAGCATCCGAATCCAGACAGCGAGATACTCGCTATCCTGAGCTATCCAATGACTCATAATGTCGCGCTGTAACTTTATCCAGCCGCACATAGCTACTCGCCCATCTTAAAGCCAAGAGTTAATTGCGCTGCATCTTTCAAGCGCTCAATCTGCTTGATGTGCTCTTTCTTTACCTTCTTCCATGCCACAAGACCTTTCCCGCATTTGCTGGCAACTGCTTGGTCTTTCTCCATGATGTTGATTGCCTCGTTTATCTGTTCCATCATGCCGCCGCTGGATTTGATGATCGCCTCCATCTGGTTAAAAGCATTAATGAAAGCCTCCTTCCATTTTGCGGCCTCTTTACCAGTGAAGCCCATAGCAAGAAAGCAGAAGCCATCCTTTGTCATCTCATAGCAAGGCAGTTTTTTATTCTGCATTGAGCGGTAAGAGGACAGCGCAAAATTGCGCTCTCTAAAATCTGCGCTGCATTCTAGGTTGGCAATGTCACGCAATACGTCCCTGTGATTCTTGCCAAAGAAGTCAGCAATAGCTTTGCTGTTTGCTGTCGGCTTGCCATCGGTAATCAAAACTAAATCGCTCATTCGTATATCTCCGGTTGGTTGATATGCAAAATATACACTTCTTATTGACGAGTTGCAAGTTTTGCATTACCATGTAACAACTGAATGTCAGTAAGGAGATGGAAGTGAATCACCCAATAACAATAGAAAACATGGTCGGAGCTGTAGCGCCTGAGTGCTTGCAGTTAATCGCAACGCACAACGATGTGAATTTCCAGGCTGAAGCAAACTATGCAATTCAGCTACTGTATGCAAATAGCTTTGCTGCGAGTATCGCTCAGCAAAACCCAACCAGCGTACAAAATGCACTGCGTAACGCTTCTGCTATCGGCATCAGCTTGAATCCGGCAAATAAACACGCTTATTTAGTGCCGCGCAAGAGCCAAGCAGGCATGGCTATTTGTCTGGATATTTCGTACATGGGCCTGATGCATTTGGCGCAATCAACAGGCTCAATAGAATGGGGGCAGGCTAAGCTTGTTTACGAGGCTGACTCATACGAAAACCAAGGCATCGATAAAGCTCCGGCTCACAAATATCCGGCATTCGGACAGCGTGGCGCAATCGTTGGCGCTTACTGCACTGTAAAAACCGCAACAGGCGCATACCTGACTGAAGAGATGAGTATCGACCAGATTTATTCTGTGCGCGCTCGGTCAGAGGCTTTCACTGGTGGGAAGCAAGGTAAGCCACCAAGCGGTCCGTGGGTAACTGACTTTGAAGAGATGTGCCGCAAAACTGTAGTTAAACGCGCATCAAAGTATTGGCCTAAAGTTGATCGCCTGAATGAGGCTGTTAACTATCTGAACACTGACGGCGGAGAAGGCATCACCAAAGATGAAGTTGTGCGCGATGTGTCTCCAATCACCCAAGAGTCAGAAGCATTCCTAACTGAGCATTACCACTCATTGGACCACGACAAGCAAGCAAAGATGTTAGATTGGCTTCGTATCGACAATATCGGCGCTCTGTGTAACTTCACTGAAGAATCAGCGCAGCGGGCAATTAAGGCATTACAAACGAGGGCGAATAAATGAGCGATTGGATTAGCGTTAAAGATAGACTTCCAGAGTTTACGCACGATTTTGGTGGTTTTGCATTAGTTAGCGATGCGGTTGTTGCTCTATCAGAAAGTCAGGGAGAAATTTTTGCAGACTATTCAACGCATGGCTGGGGTGATACTGATGGAAACATACCAACAGATATAACTCATTGGTTTCCAATTCCAAAAAGACCAGAGAATAAAAAATGAACCTATACCAAACCCACACAGACCGGCTGTCAAAACTGACAGACCGGTTTGGATTTAATCCAGCTGAAGTTGCTCAGGGTTCGCCTGAGTGGCTGGCAATGAAAATGGGCGTTATCAGTGCCAGCAATGCCGACAAGGTAGTTGCTAAACGTGACTCTGCTGGTCGAGCTACTTACATGGCAAGCCTTATCAGCCAAATTTGCAGCTGCGTGATTCCTGAGGAAATGAATTACAAAGCGATGGAGCATGGAAAGCTATACGAGCCAGCAGCTCGTGACGCGATCTCAGTGGCTCTAGGATTCGTTGAAATCAAAGAGCTACCATTCATGTACATGGACGACTCTTTGCGCGTTGGCGTGTCTCCTGATGGCGTATTTGATAACACCATCGTTGAACTGAAATGCCCGCACAACGGCGAGAACTTCATCAAGTTTGCGGCATTTGCAGACAACAAAAAAGAGTGGCGCTGGCAGGCTCAGTTTCAGCTATTTGCAGGCAAGGCAGATGAGCATATTTTCTGCCAATATGACCACAGAATGATACTTTGTAACAACATGCACCATGTAAAGACCGAGCGCAACGAAGCAGACCAGAAAACTTTAGCTGATTCCATCCCGCAGTTTATATCGGATATGGATGTAGCACTTAAATCAATCGGCGTCGAGTTTGGCGACCATTGGGAATATCTTAAACAACAACGGAGTCAATAATGACAAAGCGTTTAGTAGCCGTCACCGGCGAATATGTAAGTAAGCAAGATAATCAGCAGAAAGCTGAGTACACGGAAATCGGCGTGATCATCACTGGCAAAAATGGTAAGGACTACGCACTGCTAGACCCTGCTATCAACTTGGCTGGTGTACTTATGAAGCAAAATGCACTGGCAGCTAAGCGTAATGAGCCGCCAAGTGATCGCGTCATGCTGTCTGTGTTTGAGCAGGACAATCAGCAGCAAGGGCAGCAGCAACAAGGCCATCAACAGCCGCCACAGCAGAGCTACCAGCAGCAGCCATCTCACGCGCCAATGCAGCAGCCACAGCAAGGCTACCGCAGATAACCAACCAAACCAACAAGGCCGCGAAAGCGGCCAAGGATTCAATACGTGAGCAGTAAAAAAGAGCAGTGCAAATGGTGCTACAGATGCGGAAGTTATAGGTCTGGATCTCAGTTTTCTCCTGAGCAACTGCCGTTATGGTGGTGTAGGTGGTGCATTGATTGCCAAGCTAAGCCGATAGGTTTTAGAAAATGAAGAAATACACAATTAAACTCCCAGCATACCCAAGGCCATTCCCATACATCGCTGACATCTCACCAGAAGAAGTTGAAGAGGCGATATTTCAGAGGTTCAGGCTTTGGCCGGAGTGGGTGAAGTAGTGGTCTGACATTTGAAATAGAATAACTATGGTAAGTTTTGTTTTTACATTGGAGGAAATGGAATGAAAGTATTAGTAGCTTGAAATGCGTGCTACACTTTATTAATCGCGCTTAATTTGGTGAATTTATGAGAAAAATACTTTACAAAAAAGGAGAAAAAATTAATGGACTTGCTTTCATTTCTGAGGCAGAGCCGCATCAATCCCCATCTAGATCATCAAGAACCGCTGTTTTTGAGTGCTATTGCGGTAATTATTTTAAAAGCATTATAAGGTCTGTGGTTTCTGGAAATACAAAATCTTGCGGCTGCTTTGGTGTTGAGTCAAGAAGTAAAAGATTTACCAAGCATGGCAGGAAAGGCGAAAAAATTTATGGCGTATGGGCAGGGATAAAAACAAGGTGTTTCAATAAAAATAGAGCTGACTACGCCCACTATGGCGGCAGAGGCATAACAATTGAAGAGTACCTGACTGATTTTTCAAATTTCTATAATTACGTTTCTTGCTTGCATAATTTTGAAATGCTTGAAGTTGAAAAATTAACTATAGAAAGAATAGATAACAACAAAAACTATGAGAGAGGAAATTTAAGATGGGCAACAAGAAAAGAACAAGCTCAAAACAGACGCTCAAGATCCTCGTAGCATGCGAGTACAGCGGCAGGGTCCGAGACGCGTTTATACGAAAAGGACATGACGCAATCAGCTGTGATTTGCTGCCGTCTGATAGCGACTTTGGCCAGCACTATCAGGGAGATGTGTTTGACATTATCAATGATGGTTTTGATTTGCTCATCGCGCATCCACCCTGCACCCGGCTTGCAAATTCAGGTGTTCGCTGGCTGGCTGAGCGCGACTTGTGGGACGAAATGAAGCAGGCTGCAGATTTTTACCTTGCACTGCGTAATGCGCCAATCAAAAAGAAGTGCATTGAAAACCCGGTCATGCACAAATACGCCAGAGAGCTGCTCAGCAATGTTCCGCGCCAAGTTGTGCAGCCTTGGTGGTTTGGTGAGCGCATGTTTAAGGCTACCGGTTATGAGCTGCATAACCTGCCAAGCCTGAAGCCATCGAATAAATTAACACCGCCAAAGCCAGGAACAGAAGAGCACAAGGAATGGTCATGGGTTCATCGCTGTCCGCCTGGGCCGCTACGCTGGAAGATTCGCAGTACCACACCAGCCGGAATTGCTGAGGCAATGGCTGAACAGTGGGGGTAACTCATCCGATGAGTGAAATTCTGCTTGCAACTTACGTTTCACGAAACTATAGTTTCTTTACCGAAACAAAGGAGATAAAAATGAACAGTAAGCAGTTAGCAGAATTTTACGGCATCAGCACTCAAGCGGTTAATCGTTGGTCGCTTGATAAAACCAACCGCAAAACCACCCAAGCAGAAGCCGACGTAACACCGCTAGAGTGGCAGCTTGTCGGTGAGATTGCGCAGCTGTGTTATTTGTACAATGCTAAAGGCTGGGAAGGATGCAACATAAATACATGGGCATCGTTTGACATGAACAGCCACAGAATTGCTGTGTCAGTTTATACAACAACTGGCGCTCGCAATATGTCTGCATCAACTTCTGACACCGCAGAAATGCAATTAATCAAAATGCAGCTTGAGAAGCTGGTTTACTAAAAACAACGCCCAGTCAGTAGTTGGGCAAAGGAGTGCAAATGATGAGTGTCAAACGTTATAAAGATGGCGATTACTTGCCGCTTAACAAATACGACTTCTGCCGGCGCACTGATGCAGAGCCTGAATATCAAGAAGGCTTTGGCGCTTTACGCTGGGTTGCTGTGGCTTTTGTGTGCAATGTTTTACTGGTGATTATTGGGGTGTGTTATGGCTAACCAACTAGACATCAACGCAGCAAAAGCTGCACTGTGCGGATGCACTTGTAAAAGCCAGGTGATGTATGTTGTGGAGTGTGCCGCAGATAATGACGGCTACAACTATCGGTTCGACAGGCCTATTGACGATAACGCTGTGTATGCTGACGTTGACGGGCATCATGATTTGGCGAAGGTGTTGCGGTTTGCAGATAAGCAACTGGCGAGGATGAAGTGATGACAAAATACATTGAGATAGATGGAATTGGTGAAGTTGTGCCGAGCTCTGAATATGAAGCACTGGCAGCGCAGGTTGAGGCGTTGAAACGAGATACAGTCCCAAATGAACAAGGCAAGAACCGGTACGGTTTAGATGTTGCATATTTCAGAAATGTAATCAACAGAGAGCTTAACCGCTCATTGATGGACTTTAAGCCTTCCGAGTTGGCAAGGGTTTTCGCTAGATTGTCAAGATCGGCGGATGATTCAGTTTTACTAGAGAATGAATTTATAGGCGAACACCTTGCGGAAATCAGGGCGCAAGCTGGTCGGGATGGGTTTATTGCTGGCAGATGTTATGGTATGAGTGAAGGATGCGTACAGTTTATGCGTGAACAGCATGAGAAGTCAGCAAACCAATACGCCGAAAACATCCGGCAGGAGAAGAAGTGATGAAATTAGAAGATATTTTGAAAAACATTCCAGATGACAAAATCGGTATGCAATTCATGAGCCAGTGCGTAATTGGTGCGCGGCTAAAGAAAAAACCGCATGAGCATTGCGAATTAACGATGGTTACAGAAGAAGTGACTCCGAACTTCTTAATGGGAAAATCTGACAAAGTTGGAATTCTTATTTGGATTGATAAAGATGCGTTTGAAGTCGCCAAGCGGCAGGAAGGTGCAGAATGAACCCATTCAAACTATTCAACCGCCTATGCTACCTGTTAGCTGTTGGCATTTGTTCACTGGCGATGTTTTGTTATGGTGAAGATATTCAGGAGTTTGAAGATGATTAAAGCCTCGCTAGTCCGAGTTATCGCAACTGGTGAAGAAGTTGTCGTTAAGCCTTATGACTTCGTATTCGTCACAGCAAAAGGCACGTATTACACCAAGAAACAGATTCAGTTTATTAGGGTGATTGAGTGATGTATCAGCCAAAAGGCAGTCAATGCGCTAACTGTAAAAAGAAGCATGACGATTGCAGCAAGCTTGAGTTTCACAAGATGCGTACATATTCAACTGATGGAAAAGTTACCATTGTTTTGTGCAATAAATTTGCGAGCGATAAGAAATGACTAGACCAAAGCGCTACGACCACGAAGAAATAATTCGCATGTACGAAGCTAGAGAGAAGATTTGC